ACGTTGTTTAAAGCAAGTACTGGCGTAGGAAAAACCGAACTCATGCGTTTTTTGGAATTTCAACTCTTAACACAGGACCAAGATTGCAAAATAGCTGTGTGTCATCTGGAAGAGAGCAAGACCAGGTCGATTTTAGGCCTGTGTAGCTATGAGTTACACAAGAACGTCACCAGAAAGGATTTGATTGAGGCTGCTAATTTGGACACACAGGTCCGTGGGGCCATTGCAAAGATTGCCAGCACTGGACGGTACTATCAGTTCACGTTGCCCCCCAGCGGCTCTATGGATGACCTGTTGACCCTGTTCAGGATGCTTGCTGTAGGATACGGTGTGGATTACATCTTTATAGAGCCAGTACAGGAGTGCATCAGCATAAACAATGTTGATCACAGAGAGGCATCACTAGCTGAACTTGCTGTCAGGTTGTCTCAGTTGTCGAGTGAGCTTGATATAGGTATTGTATCCATTGCCCACACAAATGATGACGGTGAGATTAAATATGCAAGAATGTTGGGGCAGAGGGCTGCTGTTGTCATTAATGTTGACAGAGACATGATGCACGAAAGTGAAACAGAGTCAAACATTACTAGGCTAACAGTTACTAAAAACAGGCCTAATACGATACTAGGCAATGCAGGTGAAATGTTTTTTGATCGAGAGACATTCACCATGAGAGAAATTGGAAGATAATGAAAATATTATTTGACCTTGAAGCTGATGGTTTCTTAGACACCATTACAAAAATTCACTGTTTAAGCTACACAAACCTGGAGAAAGACGATGGAAATATCACTACCTTGGTGGATATGGATGACATACGTTCTCTATTCGCTTCCGTTAGTTGTGTGGTGGGGCATCATGTTGTTGGTTATGACATCCCTGCTCTATCAAAAGTTTTAGGTGTTGAGATCAAGTGTGATATAATTGACACACTCCCGCTTGCTTGGTATCTGTTGCCGACTCGACGTAAATCTTACGGTCTGGCAGACTTTGGCACTGACTACGGCATTAAGAAGCCTGAGATAGACGACTGGGAAGGTCTGACACAAGAGGAATATGTCCACAGGTGTGAGGAAGATGTTAAGATCAACCTCAAGCTCTGGAAAGACCTGAGTGCAAAGCTGGACAGGCTCTACATGGACGACCAAGAGGCGAGAGATAGGGTCATGTGGTATCTTACATTCAAGATGCAACTGGCACAAAAACAGGAGCAGCAGTGTTTTGACATTGATGTTGCAGGGGCAGAGTCTCTCTACACTAAACTGGAGGGCTTAATAGCTGAGAAATTTGAGACACTTTCAGATGCTATGCCTGAAAAGATCAACTACAAGACCAAGGCAAAGCCAAAGGTTTTTGAACTTGCTTGCGGTTCTGTCAGTGCAAAAGGTCAAGAGTGGTATGATTTCTTGGATGGGCAGGGTCTTGCACGTACTAGGACAGAGCCTGTTGAATATGTTGATAGCACAGAGAGAGGCAACCCTAATTCTACACCTCAGATCAAGGACTGGCTGTTTAGCTTGGGTTGGAGACCTCAAACCTGGAAATTCACAAGAAATGTTAAAGGTGTTGAGAAAAAAGTTCCACAGGTACGTACAGAAGATAAAGAACTTTGCCCCTCTGTTCTTGAACTGGCTAGTAATGACCCTGCTATTGAGTTGTTGGATGGTTATAGCGTTCTTGTTCACAGGCTGAACATTGTAAAGTCGTTTTTGAAGTATGCTAAGGACGGCAAGCTACAGGCTAGAGTGCATGGTTTGACCAACACATTCAGGTTCAAGCATGTCGCGCCTCTTGTGAATTTACCTGGTGTTGACAAGCCTTGGGGTAAAGAGATCAGAGGGTTGTTGAAATCGCCTGATGGTGAACTGCTTTGTGGTGCTGATATGGTATCCCTTGAAGACACAACCAAACGCCATTACATGACACCGCACGACCCTGAATATTGTAAACTGATGGACTGTAAGGATTGGGACCCACACTTAGATCTTGCCAAGTTTGCAGGGGCTATTACAGATGGGATGATAGCTGCTGGTGGTCAAGAGGTGCAGGCTATCAGGAAGTCTTACAAGGCAGCAAATTATGCCAGTGTGTACGGAGTCGGTGCTAGAACATTGAGCAGAGCAACAGGGTTGTCAGAACGTGCTGCTGCTCAACTCATAGAGGCATATTGGGAGCGTAATTGGGCAGTAAAGGAGGTAGTTAACAACATTGAAACAAAGAAGACTTTGACAGGCAGCAAATCAGAATTGCAATGGGTACGAAATCCAATCTCAGGATTCTGGCATCACCTTAGAACTGAGAAAGACATTTGGAGTACGATCAACCAAAGCTCAGGGGTCTACTGTTTTGACAGATGGGTGTACCACCTGACACGAAGAGAGGTATGGCCTATTGCACAATTTCACGATGAGGTGGTTGTTGTATCACCTTTCGATAAACACCAAGCAGAGGAGTTGGAATACGACTTGGAACAGGCAATGGTAGACACCAATGCTGAACTCAAACTAAATGTCGAATTGGCGATTGATGTTCAATTCGGTGATAACTACGCTAACATTCATTAACCTGGAGAACTACAAAAATGAGTAAGAAATTTATTTTCGACGGATACGTGACTTGGGCAAAACTGTTTCCTGAGAACATGGACAAGGCAGATTTTCACATGGAGAAAGGCGACGGGGCTTACACCTGTAACTTTTACTTTAAAAATGAGGAGGACATTCAGAAGTTGATTGATGCTGGTATGCCAGAGTCACAGCTTGGATATGACACCTTTCGTGAACCGGAGGAGTTTATGGATGATGACTCCAATAAGTACATGAAACTCAAACGCTACCACAAAGGACCTTTCCTCACTGATGAAGGTGTTGACATCTATGGTGGCCCACCTGTTGTGTACGATCACACTGATGGCCCTAGTTCTACAGAGTGGTCTTTTGAGGCTCAAGGACCACTTGGCAACGGTACTGAGGTGAAGGTTATCCTGGAGTTGTGGTCAACAAAACGTGGCAAGGGTGTACGGCTATTGGAAGTTGCTGTCATCGATCAAGTGTCGTTCAACCCTGAAGATGTGGAGGTACTTTCCCTTGCCGGATAATTATCCTATGAAAGTCACTATTATAATTGATGATGGTGAAGCTGAGACAACTGTGAGCCGCAATATCAGGAATGGTTATCTTGCTGATGTGTTGACAGTGTTTGAGGATACTTTGAAAGCCACAGGGTTTTCATATGTGAACTCTCTTGCTGCTGAGAAGAAAGACGGGTCACTCACTTGGTCTGACACCTGACCTGTCTTACGACCTGAGCATGTCGTTTTTTAAACTGCTCAATTTTTAAGGAGATAGCAACATGAAAAAATATGAGTTCACTGGTGAGACAAACGATGAGGGCCTTAAACGTATTCGCAAGGTAAGTAACGGTGCACTTGGTGGATGGATTGAGAGTGAGAAGAATTTAAGTCATTGTGGTAATGCTTGGGTCTCTGGTAATGCCAAGGTCTATGGTAATGCTGAGGTGTCTGGTGATACTAGGGTCTATGGCAACGCTAGGGTCTATGGCAACGCTAGGGTCTCTGGCAACGCTAGGGTCTTTGGTGATGCTAGGGTCTTTTGGAATGCTGAGGTCTTTGATGATGCTGAGGTCTTTGGGGATGCTAAGGTCTATGGCAATGCTTGGGTCTTTGGTGATGCTGAGGTCTTTGGTTATGCTGAGGTCTTTGGTGATAGTGAGGTCTCTGGGGATGCTGAGGTCTTTGGTGATAGTGAGGTCTATGGTACTGCTTTGGTCTCTGGTGAGGTCTCTGGGGATGCTAGGGTCTCTGGCAAGTTTATTGATGATACTGAGATGGAGGAAGATGTTGTAAACAAGCCTGACCACTACACCCCTGAACCTGGTAAGATAGAATGTATTGCCTACATCGAACAGGTGCTAGGCCCTGAGAAATTCATTGGATATTGCCAAGGTAATGTCACCAAGTATCTCCACAGGCACGGTTATAAAGGTAAGCCTATTGAAGACTTGGAAAAGGCTCAGGTGTATCTTGGGTGGATGATCAAGGCTATGAAAGGGGAAAAGGTAAAATGATCCTCATTGATGGAGACATAATATCATACAGGTGTAGTTTCAAATGTGAGGGGCTTGAGATAGAAGACCTGTATGACACCATTGACGAAATGTTTGACTATATCTTTTACAGGTGTGAGGACTTAGAACACAAGGTTTTCTTGACTGGCAAAACAAACTTCAGGAACGATGTTGCTACAATTGCACCTTACAAGGCTAATAGGAAAGGAAAGGAAAAGCCGTTTTACCTGGAGGACGCTAGGGAGTATCTTATAGAGGAATATGGTGCTACAGTGTCGGACAACCAAGAGGCTGATGATGACATTGTAACAGAGGCACACAACCTTGATTATGAGTGCATCATTGCATCAACAGACAAGGATTTTCTACAAGTGCCTTGCAAGATTTTCAATTGGGGAAGAGACACTTTGACTGAGGTATCACCTATTGATGCTGTAAGGTTCTTCTGGAGTCAGGTTATCATTGGTGATAGTGCTGACAACATAAAAGGGGCAAAGGGCAAGGGTGAGAAGGCAGTAGAGAAATACTTGGGTGGTCTTATGGATGAATACGATTTATACGAGGCTACTTTGAGGGCTTATGAGGGTGATCTTGAGGCTTTGACTGAGAACGCTACATTGTTGTGGTTAAGGCGTGAAGCTGATGAGGCTTGGACACCGCCAGTTAAAAAGGAGGGTGACGATGAAACTTAAACCATGCCCATTTTGCGGTGTATCACTTCCAGCCGTTGACTATGAGCCACACACAGATTGTTTTTCTCACCCGCAAAACGGATGCTATGAATCTGGCATCTGGCTTGATCCAGAAGACTTTGATCGATGGAATAAGCGCGACCACAAAAAGGAGCCTGATGATGTTCAAACGAAGGATAAGGAAGAGAGCAATTAAAGCTGGATTCCGGTCAGGCTTGGAGCAGGACAACGCAAAGTTCATGGATGATTTAGGTGTTGAATACACGTATGAGAAAGAAAGGATACCCTACATCCCAAAGCCTAAAACGTACACACCTGATTTCAGACTTAGCAATGGCATCTACATTGAAACGAAAGGAAGGTTTGTAAGCAGCGACAGGGTAAAACACCTGTTGATAAAAGAGCAGCGACCTGAGTTGGACATTAGGTTTGTGTTTAGTAATTCAGGGCAGAAACTGAGTAAGAAGTCAAAGACAACATATGCTGTATGGTGCGATAAGCACGGTTTCCAATATGCAGACAAAAAGATACCTGTCAAATGGACAAAGGAGCCTTCAAAATGAAACTAACAGGTGTGAAGTCAGGTCCATATGAGACTGTTGACGGTCAGGTGTGGTGCTTGTACAGCGTCACAGATGGAGATAACTACTGGACTGAGGAGATATACTACGAAGATATGGATGAGTGTATGGAAGATGTCGATGAGGTCTACACAGAGGGTTTTAAGGAGGTAGGTGATGAAGATT